CAGTCCTTTCTGTATATTTTATACTATGCGTATAGGTGAGGTGATAACATGCCGAAAAAAGCATCCGGTCTGTGCGCGGTTTACGAAAAGACTTCGGACTACAAGCAGCTTCGCGAGGATCTGCTGGAGGATCTTCAAGCTCGCGGGCTGGTGAGCCGGCCTTATGTGGATAAGGTCAACGAGTACATGAGTCTGTGGTGTCTGGAAAAAATGCTGGCTGAAGACATCGCGGAACGCGGGGTGTATGTGGAGTACCAGAACGGCGCCAACCAGAAGGGAACCACAGACAATAAGAGCGTGGAGAAGATCGCTCGAATCTCTTCCCAGATGTTAAACATCTGGCGTGCCCTCGGATTCCAGGATCAGGCGCTCAACGCAAAACCATCCGGTGGTGATGACGATGCCCTGTGAGATCCCCAAAGAGGTCCTTGGGTATTTAGAGAGTGTGGAGCAGGATTGCCCGCGGGCCTGCCGGGAGCAGCATGCGTTGGCGGCTTATGTTCGGCGTGTGTTTGCTCAGGAGGACGTTTATGTGGATCGTGAGCAGCTAGGGCGTTACCTTGGGCTGGTCAAGTACTTCCCCTATGACCGGCTCTTCCCCTGGGAGGAGTTCCTTCTCACGCTTTGGGACTGCACCTACAAAGCGGATGGGACGCCGCGATGGAAAACGGTTCTCTGTATGGTGGGCCGTGGCGCAGGGAAGGACGGATTCATTGCGTTCGATTCCGCGTGTTCCATCTCTCCGTACAATCCGGTCGCCCACTACAATGTTGACATCTGCGCCAACAACGAGGAACAGGCCGTCACGCCCGTCAAGGATCTGGCAGAGGTTTTGGAGACGCCGAAGTGGGAAAGCAAGCTGAGAAAGCACTACTACCATACCAAGGAACTGATCCAAGGTCGAAAGAACAAAGGGGTTATGAAGGGACGGACCAATAATCCGAAAGGCCGGGATGGTATGCGCTCTGGCAAAGTTGTGTTCAATGAGGTCCACGCCTTCGAGAACTACGACAATATCAAGGTGTTTATCACCGGCCAAGGGAAGGTGGCCCAGCCGCGCGTCGGAATCTTCACCTCCAACGGGGAAGTTTCGGATGGACCGCTGGACGATTATCTGGCCAGAGGACGAAGGATCCTGTTTGAAGGAGAGGAGGACAATGGGTTTCTTCCCTTCATCTGCTGCCTGGAGTCTAAGGACCAAGTTCACGATCCAGAAAACTGGTTCATGGCAAATCCGTCGTTGTACTACATGCCGCACCTCCAGCAAGAGATCGCGGACGAGTACCGGGATTGGAAAGACCACCCGGAGCAGAACGGAGACTTCATTACCAAGCGAATGGGGATCCGAGCGGGGTTTAAGGAGATTGCGGTGACCGATTATGAGAAGGTCAAGGCCACAAACCAAACGGTCCCAGATCTTCAGGGATGGTCCTGCACCGTCGGGATAGACTATGCCGAGCTGTCCGACTGGGCGGCGGTGAATCTGCACTTTCGCAGAGGGGCAGAGCGATACGACATCAACCACGCCTGGATGTGTTTACAGTCCAGAATGCTGAGCCGTGTGAAGGCTCCGTGGAGGGAATGGGCTGAACGCGGGTTTGTTACGGCGGTAGACGATGTGTCCATTCATCCGGATTTGCTGGCCCAATACATCGCCAAGGCGGCGGAGAAATATAACTTGAAGATGCTTGCTATGGACCACTACAGGTGGACGTTGGTTTCGGAGAGTCTGCGGAAGATCGGCTTCGACGCAGCGGACAAGACCCGGGTCAAGATGATTCGTCCGTCTGACATCATGCAGGTGGAACCAGTCATTCAAGAGTGCTTTGACCGTGGTCTGTTCCACTGGGGGGACAACCCGTGCCTTCGGTGGGCGGTAAACAACACAAAGCGGGTGGCAAGCAGCCGAAAGCTTGGCGTGGATACAGGAAATTTCATTTACGCCAAAATTGAAGCAAGAAGTCGAAAGACAGACCCGTTTATGGCGTTAGTGGCCAGCATGGTTGTTGAGCCAGCGTTGGGGGACGGGATGCCGGTGGAAATGCCGCCAGTGGGGGCGATCAAACTATGAGCTGCCAATTCAAAAACGAGTGCCCAAGCTATTCGGGGTGGTGTGAAGGTCCCAAACAAGACTTTTCGAGATGTATCCCGTTCCTGGTGTCAGCGGTAAAATCCAGGGAGGCGCGGATTGCAGAGCTGGAAGCGTCGGTTAGCGCCTCAGCGGATCAAGTTGTCCTGTATCAGTGTGACCGGAGGGCTCGTGAAAGATGCAATCCGGAGTGCCATCTTACAGTGGACATTCGTCATGCTGCCAGCTTTGAGGTAAACCAAATGGGGTGTTTTGAGGAGACATCGCCATGATAAAAGAAATTGATGGCCAGACCTGGTTCTGCTGTCCGGGGTGTGGGAAGAAACTGCACCCAGTGAAGCGGGGAGCCAGGGGGGTCTTAACCAGATGCCGGGGAAAACTGCCTGACGGTCGGAAGTGCGACTGGTCTGGTGAGGTTTTGTGGGACCCGGATTGGGGTGATGTGGAGCGGGGAACTATCTCCGTGAACGAATACCGGATGCGTATCAATCAAAAAGCATTGAGCCATTGAGCCAACTACCGAGCAATCGGCGGTTGGCTCTTTTCTTTTAAGTAAAACCGAAAGGAGGCGAACCGGTGGGAATCAATTTCTTTCGATGGCTTCGGGAACGAAGTCAGTCCGACCCTGTGGAGGTGACCTGCCGCGAACTGTTTGAAGCCGCGCAAGAATACCAAGTGCGCGAATTGTCCTTCTGGGTTTGCGTGAACATGGTTGCCAATGCGTTGGGTCGGTGCGAGTTCCGTACCTTCCAAGCCAACGAGGAGGTAAAGGGGAGGGAGTACTACCTGTGGAACGTATCCCCGAACACGAACCAAAACTCCAGCGCGTTCCTGCACAAGTTGGTCGCCCGGTTGTACCAGAATAACGAAGCCCTGGTGGTAGACACGATGAAGCGCGGAGACCTTGATTCGCTTGTGGTGGCGGACACCTGGGAACCTCCGGTACTGTGGCCATCCCGGCAAAACGAGTATAGCGGCGTCACAGTGGATGAGTACCAATTTCAGTATCCGTTCTATGAAAACAGCGTCATCCACTTGAAGCTGAACCAAACAAACATGAAGCCGATCCTGGATGGTTTGTACCAGTCCTATTGGCGGATGGTGTCCGCGGCGATGAAGGCGTATACCTGGGGGAACGGCCAGCACTGGAAGGTTCATGTGAACCAAATCGCTCAGGGCGACAAAGGGTGGGCGGAGAAGTTTCAGGAGATGATCGCCGCCCAGGTTAAGCCGTTTTTGGAAAGCGACGGAGCCATCCTGCCAGAGTTCGACGGATACACCTACGAGAACGTCAGCGGGGCTTATGGTGCCAGCAGGGACACAAGGGATATCAGAGCCATGATAGAGGACATCTTCGACTTTACCGCAAGGGGGTTCCTGATCCCGTCCGTGTTGGTCAACGGCTCTGTCGAGGGAACAGCGGATGCCAACACACGCTTCCTCACAAACTGCATCGACCCTCTCGCGGACCAACTCCAAGAGGAAATCAACCGGAAGCGGTACGGGTATGAAGGTTGGAGCCGCGGGAACTTCCTGCGGATTGATACCTCCAGCATCATTCACTTCGATATTTTCGCCAACGCGGCCAACGTGGAAAAGTTGGTTGGGTCCGGCGCATTCACCATCAATGACGTGCTGCGGGCGGCAAACCAGCCCCCGATTGTAGAGCCGTGGGGCAATGAGCACTTTATGACCCTGAACATCTCCACTATGGGACAAGCTACCCGAAACCTAAGCACGGGGAAGGAGTGATACAACGTGAGAAATTACTATGCAATCCAGCAAGCCGATAGAGCGGCGGATATCTACATTTTCGGCGACATCGTACCATTCGAGTTTTTTGATGGCGATGTATCCGCAAATGGGATCCGGAACGAAATTGAATTGCTCGAGGTTGACGAAATCCGCGTTCACATCGACAGCTATGGCGGATCCGTATCGGAAGGCTGGGCTATTTACAACGCGCTCCGGCAACACCAGGCAAAGGTTGTGACATATGGGGACGGATTTGTTGCCAGCGCGGCCCTCTATCCGTTCCTGGCTGGCGATGAGAGGATTGCGTCCAACCTGTCCGCCTACTACCTCCACCAGGTGATGATGAGTGCCGAGGGCTACGCCAAAGACCTGCGTGCTGCGGCGGATGAGGCGGATTTCATGACCGACGTTGGAATCAATGCATTCGTCGAGCGGGCCGGTATGGATGCTGATACCGTCCGCCGGCTGATGGAGGCGGAGACATGGTTGACGCCTGCGCAGGCGCTGGAGTACGGCCTTGCTACGGCCATTACCGCAGACCCATCAGTTCCTGTAGCCCAGACAGCCAAGCGAGACATTATCCAGCGAGTGTTTTCTGAGGCACCCGCGCAGGAGAAACCCCAAGGGGAACCCGGGAAAGAAACGCCCGTTCCTATCAACCCCGTCATGAAACTTTTCGACAACAGAAAGGAGAATTGATTCGAGATGAGAAACAACGACGCTCTGACCCGGGACGAGATCCGGGCCAAAATTCAGCAGGCCATCAAAGATGGCAACACCGATGAATTCTCGGTCGCCTTTGACGAGATGATTCAGAACATCGGCGACGATGTGCAGCAGAGAGCTGCCGAGCAGGTGGAGGAGATGAAGCAGGGGCTTGACACCTCCGTCCTGACCGCCCGGGGTGTGCGCCAGCTCACCAGTAAGGAGAAGGTTTTCTATCAGAAGCTCATCGGCGCTATGAAGGAAAAGGATCCCCGCCAGGCTCTGAATAACCTGGATGTGGTGATGCCTGAGACCGTCATCGACGCAGTGTTCGATGAACTCCAGACTTCCCATCCTCTGCTGTCCCATATCCAGTTCACCAACACCCGGGGCGCGATCCGGATGATGATGAACACCAACGGCTACCAGGAAGCTGCCTGGGGCCAGCTGTGTGATGAGATCGTCCGGGAACTGACATCCGGATTTAAGGAAGTGGACACCGGCCTGCTCAAGCTGTCCGCCTTTATGCCGGTCTGCAAGGCCATGCTGGATCTGGGCCCTGAATGGCTGGATAGCTTTGTGCGGCAGGTTTTGTACGAGGCATATGCCAACGGTCTGGAGGCCGGTATTGTGGCTGGCGACGGCAACGAGATGCCCATCGGCATGAATCGCCAGGTCGGCGACAACGTGACTGTGACCGGCGGCGTGTACCCTGTCAAGGCTCCTGTGGCCGTGTCCGACTTGTCCCCTGCTACTGTGGGTAATCTGCTCTCCCTGATGGCAGTGGATCCTAATGGCAAGGCCAGAAATGTGCGTGACGTGATCCTGGTGGTCAATCCTGTGGACTATTTCCAGAAGATCATGCCCGCTACCACTATGATGACCCCCAACGGTACTTACGCCAACGATGTGATGCCTTATCCCATGACTGTAATCCAGTCTCCCGCCGTGGAGCAGGGACAGGCGATCATGGGCTTGGGGTACAAGTACTTTGCTGCTATCGGCTCCGCCCGAGACGGCCGGATTGAGTACTCCGACCACTACCGGTTCCTGGAGGATGAGCGTGTATACCTGATCAAGGGCTACGCAAACGGCTTCCCCATGGACAACAACGCTTTCTTCGTCTTGGATATTTCCGCCATTCAGCCCGCTGTGTGGAAGGTGCAGCAGGTAGACGCCCCTGATGCATCCGATGTTGCAACTCTGGCAGACCTCCGCATTGGCGGTCTGACCCTGTCTCCCGCATTTGCGGCCGGTACTACTACCTATACCGCGTCTACCACCAACGCTACCAACACGGTCATGGCAATCCCGGCAGACGCAAATGCGACCATCGAAATCACGAACCAGGGGCCCAGCGACGATGCAGCCGCTCCCGTCGTGAATGGCCGAGCAGTTACCTGGAAGGAAGGCGCAAACACCCTGATCGTGAAGGTGACCGCAGCGAATGGTACCGCGAACAAATCTTACACTGTTACGGTGACCAAGTCGGGGGGTTAACACCCCCGGCTGATACCGGGCTCGTTGGCTCGGGGGAGATTGGAAGAGCACGGATTGGAACGACTTGAACCAGAGAGGATGATTTCAGATGGCATATACACCCACGACTTGGACCGATGGTGATCTTATCACCGCCGAGAAGATGAATAAGCTCGAACAGGGTGTTCAGAATGAGCAGGTCGGCCCACAGGGACCCGCCGGGGCTGCTGGTGCAACTGGCCCTGCCGGTGTTTCCGCTGGATTTGGAACGCCTACCGCTACCGTAGACGCTAATACTGGCACTCCGTCTGTGACCGTGTCTGCATCCGGCCCTGACACTGCGAAGGTGTTCGCGTTCGCGTTCAAAAACTTGAAGGGTGCTAAGGGTGACAAGGGCGATACTGGGGCCCAGGGCCCTGCCGGCACCTCTTATACGCTTCCTGCTGCCACCACTAGCGCGCTGGGCGGCGTGAAGATGGCCGCTGCCGTTGCAGACGCAGCCGCAGCTCCTACTATGGAAGAGTTTAACGGCCTGCTGGCTTCTCTTCGTGCAGCTGGGATCCTGGCAAGCTCTTAAGGGGTGATGGTATGCAACGGGAAAACATTCCTGAAACGTTGCTGGCCGATGTAAAGAACTACCTGAACATCACCTGGGACGATGAGGCAACGGACGCGAAAATGTCCGGCCTCATCGCCGCGGGGTCTGTGTACCTGGATCTGAAATATGGCGGGGAGGCAGACTACATGGAGGACGGGCTTCCGCGCACTCTCTTGATGGAATATGTGCGGTACGCAAGAGACGGAGCGCTCGATGTGTTTGAAAACAACTATCAGCCCCTTGTCATCGGGATGCAGAACCAAAAGGCGGTGAGCGAGTATGTCCCAGCCGTGGAAGGCACCGTATCGTCCCAGTAACCAGGTCACCCAGAGTTACAACGACGGGGTTGTGACCATCTATTCTGTGGAGGATGCTGCGCGTCCTGGATATCAGCCAGAACCTAAGCTGACGAAAAAGGTTTCCCTTCGCTACGAAGAGCAGCGTTTGGGAATCCAACGCTACTATAGCGGCCGGCAAAACCAGGTGGACATTGAGCGGGTAATCAGGACGCAGCGCGTCGGAAATGTGAACAACCAAAATGTCGCGATCACAGAGGATGGACGTCAGTACCGCGTTGATCTAGTGCAGTCCGTGATGGATGTATGGCCGGAATCCGTTGACATCACCCTCGCCAAAATAGAACAAGAATTCGAGGTGCCATGATGAGGTGGTACGAAACAATCATTTCTGCACACACGTCGGTGACGGATTCTGTCAGCCACAACGAAAAACTGCACTCTGATCGGTATTTCGTTTGGGGTGAAACCGGAGCCAACGATCTGGAAGCGGGTAACCTTCACGCGGAAAAGGCTGTTACCGGATACACAGATCTGTACACCAAACAGGAGTTTGACCCGTGGAAGGAACAGATAGAGGAAGCGTTTGACGCCGCCGGGATCGCCTGGGTCCTGAACTCCACGCAGTACGAAGAGGAAACGGGATTCACCCATTACGAATGGTATTGGGAGGTGACAGACGATGCCGAAGGCTAAGGTAACGACTAATGCTATTGATTCCTACATTTCGATGCTTCGAGATCTGGGGGAAAATGTTGATGATATCGCAGGAGAGGCAGTGTATGAGGGAGCTGGAATCATTGCGGATGCTGTACGAAAAAACATAAATACCATTCGCACAAACGGAAAAGACCCGTGGGAGACCAAGCGTCGAGAACTCCAAAAAGACGGATTGCGAAATGGGTTGACAACATTTGAAATCACAAATGTTGGTGGCAGGACTGAGGGCGGCGTTGGGTTTGCCGGATACAACAAAAGAGGGCAGGCGAACAGGAAAGTCGCAAATGCCTTTAATAGCGGCACATCTTTTTCTAGCAAGCAACCATTTTTTGAACGTGCACTTCGTGCTAGTCGTCCCCAAGCAAGAAAAAGAATGGCGGAATACGTAGAACAAGAGTTTGAAAAAATTGTGAAAGGATGATCGCATATGGCAACCATCGGTTTATCCAAACCCTATTACGCCATCTACAGCAACGATGGCAACACCGTTACCTACTCCAACGGCGGCCTGATCGGCAAGGCAACCGAGTTGACCCTCGAACTGGAAGAGGGGGACAGCAATAACTTCTACGCCGACAACGCCGTGGCAGAAACGGACAACCAGTTTTCCGGCGGCACCATCACCCTGTCCACGGACGATCTGCTCCCCACGCCCATGCTGGCCATTCTTGGCCTCAAGCAGCAGGCCATGGATGTGGACGGTGTGACCACTTCTAGCCCCCAGTGGATTGTCTACGACGATGATCAGGCGATTCCTTACGTTGGTTTCGGCGGCATCATCAAGGCCAAGCAGAACGGCCAGACCAAGTGGATTGCAGTGGTGTTCAACAAGATCCAGTTTGCGAACCCTGGCATTTCCGCTGTCACTCAGGGCGAGACCATCGAGTGGCAGGCCAAGGAGTTGACTGCTACCGTTATGCGAGATGACAGCGTCAAGCACGGCTGGCAGATGCAGTCCACCCCCATGGACACCGAGGCCGACGCGGAGGCAGCCATTAAGGATGCGCTGAACATCACAAACCCTAACCCGACCCTGGGCACACTGACGGTTTCCAGCGCCGCAGGGTCTGAGTCTGGGGAAACCGAAATTACCGTAGCGCCTCCCATTACATACGGGAACCACTATGTGTACCAGGTGAACACGGACGTTACCCTCCCGGCAGAATACGGCGAGGACGTGTCTAGCTGGACGCCCTGGAACGGGATGTCTGCCATCCAGGCGACCACCGGTCAGGAGATCGGCGTGGTGGAAGCTGATGCCTCCAATAAGGCGGTTAAGGCTGGTAAGGCGACGGTGACAGCAAGCGTAGCAGCAGAAAAGACCGGAGTCGTTGGCGAAGGTGAAATTGGTGAGGCGCAAGTTGGCGTAGACGGGTAAGGAGGATGCTTTATGCGTACGATTAAAGTTAACTTTCGAGGCAAAGAGCACCTTGCTTGCTTTTCCTCCGGGGTCGTTGTGGCCCTGGAGGAAAAGTACGGTGATGCAGACAAGGGGCTCCAGCAGGTATTAAGCGGGAAAACTGCTGACGCTATGTGGTTTCTCACTCAGGTTATGAATGCCGGGAGTGACTACGCCGAATACAACGGTATGGAGGTTCCGCCTCGCGTTACCGAGAAGGAAGTCCTTTCTTGCATCGGGGTTGATGACTTCAAACAAATTTTCGATGACCTTTCCTCCGTTGTGACGGAGGGGAGCAAGACCACGGTAGAGGTCGAGCCCGAAAAAAACGTAGAGGCCAGGCAGGAGGAAAGCTGACCTCTGCCTGGCTTTTATGGTATGGAATGAAAACAGGGCTATCCAGGCGTGAGACACTTGTTTTGCCTTTTGGCGAATTGCTTGATTTCATTGCCATTCAGCAGATAAAGAGCGAGGGAGCGAAACGAAAACTAACGATTGAAGACAACGAAAACGAGTTTATGCGCCTGTTAAGTTTCAAGTAGGAGGTGATTTTATGGCAACAGATGCATCTATCCGAGTAGGCGTTGACGGAGAAAAAGAGTTTTCGTCCGCGCTGAAAGCGATAGATTCTCAGATCAAAAACCTGAGAAGTGAGATGAAGTCCGCCGTCACCTCTATGTCTGGGCTGGACAGCGCTGAAACCCGGGCGGCAAAGCAGTCTGATATTTTGGGCCGGTCCCTGGAGGCACAGAAACAAAAGCTATCTGTATTGAATGGCCAGTATGACCGGCAGTCCGCGAAATTAAAAGAGCTGGCTCAGGCGGCGGAAGATGCTGCAAACGCGCAGTATTCCAGCCAGGACGAAATGGTGATGGCGGTGACAAAGGCAAACAATGCCTATAACCGCCAAAACAAGGTTGTCAATGATTTGGGTACCCAGATCAACAATACAACCGCAGAAATCAACCGGCTCCAGGCTGAAATGGGTGGCGTTTCTACGGAGACTACCCAGGCCGTAAGTGCCTTTGACCGGCTGAGTCAAAAGATCTCTCAGCAGGAGGGCGACCTCAAGGGGTTAAAACAGGCATATAGCAATGCCGTATTAGAGTTTGGCGACGGATCGTCCGAGGCGAAACAATTTGCTTCGCAGATCGAAAGGCTGTCCACGGAACTGAAACAGAGTCGGAGCGCCATGCAGGACGCCGCTGACGCGGCGGACAAGTTGGACCGGTCTCTGGATGATGCTGGGAATGAAGCCAAAGAGGCCAGCAGCGCTTTCGGAGATGTGTTCTCTGCGGATATGCTCTCCGACGGGATTCAGTCCGTCGTTAGCGGCATTGCAGACCTTGTGGAGTCTACCTCTGAGTATCGCCGGATTATGGCATCTCTGGAAGTGTCTAGCCAGAAAGCTGGCTACACTGCCGAACAGACAGCGCAGAGCTACCAGCAGTTTTACTCTGTTCTTGGCGATGAGCAGTCCAGCGCAACGGCCCTGTCTAACCTACAGGCGTTAGGTCTTTCACAAGAGGACTTGACAAAAATGATAGACGGGACTATTGGTGCTTGGGCGACTTATGGGGATTCTATTCCAATCGATTCCTTAGCTGAATCCGTAAATGAGACAATTAGGGTGTCAAAGGCAACCGGGACATTTTCCGACGTGCTCAATTGGGCGGGTACCAGCGAGGATGAGTTTAACGCTGCACTAGAGAGCGCAAATAGCGAAACAGAGAGAGCCAATCTGGTCTTAAAGGAGTTGTCACGTCAAGGTCTTGTTTCGGCAGCGGAGGAATGGAGGAACACCAATTCTGCAATCGTAGAAACCAACAAAGCGTCTAGCGATTTAAATGATGCTCTGGCCCGAGCGGGAGATGCCCTGTCTCCTATGGTGGCAAAGGTGAAAGAATTTGCGGCCAACTTGGTAAACGGTTTCCTGGATGTTGCAGAGAGCAGTGATATCGCTATCCCTGCCATTACGGGTGTTGCTACCGCAATCGGCGTTCTTGCTGCTGCCTCGGTTGTGTCCAAAATTGGACAACTGGTTTCCAGTCTGGGCCTTCTCGCGACGCTTACGAATCCGTTTGTTCTGCTGGGTGCGGCGGCAGCCGGTGTTGCGGCGGCGATTGTTACACTCTGTAACAGTGAGGGAGAATATGTAGACTATTCCGAACAGTTTGCAACCAGAATCCAGGAAACGACAGATCAGGTGAACGCTCATGCGGACGCATACGACAATCTGTTAGAATCTGCCGGAGCGTCCATTGAGACGATGCAGACAGAAATGGGCCTTGTTGAGCAGTATGTTACTGAGCTCGAAAAAATAACAGATGCCAACGGGAAAGTCAAGGAAGGGTACGAAGAGCGAGCCGCATACCTCGCTGATTACATCAATAGCAAGGTCCCTGGGGCGGTAGAGGCATCCGGGGAAGAGGCGGACGCAGTCTACAAAGTCTCGGATGCCATTGAAGAATTGATCTGGCAAAGGCAAAAAGAGGCAACCCTAAACGCCCTGCAACCTGCATATGAAGAAGCCTTGTTAAATCAGCGGCAAGCGCTTACGGACTATACTCAGGCTATGCGTGATCACAACGTTGCACAGGAGAGAGTGAACAAGCTCCAAGAGGTTTTGAATCAAACCACAAGTGCGACAGATTATTCCAGGGTCAACCATGAACTGATGGAGGCAAAGGACGCTTTAAATCAGACATCCGAAACGCTTCGAACTGCGGAGAGTACATGGAAAGACCAAAATAATGTCATGGAGGCGTACAACGAAGCAGCGTCCGCAACCATTGGGGAAACTGATAAATTAAATCATGCGCTCGCAATAACGTCTGATACTTTGGTACAGTCCACCGGGGATAACAGCCAAGCTATACTTGATAATATCGCTAAGATTCAGTCTGATTATCAGTATATGGTCATGTTAGCCGCCGAAAGTTGGGACTCCATGTCTGAAACCCAGCGGCAGGGGATACTCAACGCAATTGACCAACAAAGGGGCCTGCTGGACGAACAAGTGAACATCGCCCGGGAATCCGGAATTCAAATTCCGGCAGAAATGGGGGTGGGCATGAACGAAGGAGCATATCAACTGACTGGCGCAACCCAGCAACTATACCTTCAGTTGATGCAAGAACTCATGCCTGGTGTCGATGTTACTCAGATCGGTGATGCGTGGGATTTCATGCTTTCAAATGGCCTGATTTCGAGTTCCGGTCAAGTTAACATGGCGGCCGCAGCTGTGGCGGACGGAGCGGAAGCCGCCATGCAGATGGAAATTAGTGATGGGGAAACCACTCAATCTGGTGTAATTGGCGGAACCGGCTTCGGAGATGGTCTCGGCAGTACTGCTCCATACGTCAACGAAAAGGCTGCCGGAATCGTTAACGGGGGGAAAGCAACAATGGATTCTGCGGTTTCCAGTGCCGGTTTCCCTGACCCTGGACAGGATTCCGGATATGGTTACGCAAGTGGACTCGATGCCTCTCAACCAACGGTAGAGAAATCTTGGGTAAACCTTATCTTCGGTGGAAAAAGCGCTGCTTACTCTGCGGTCGGGTCAGCCGACTTCCCTGGCGTAGGGGCTGAGGGAACTAACGAAGTTGCGAGCGGCGTAGATTCCACTGTCGATGTCGTGAATAACGCATTGATCGAAATGATAAACACCGCCAGAAGCATCGGATATCAAATGGTTCGAGATTTCACTGTTATAGGTTACGCCATTAACGACGCAATCGCTGGAGCAATCAATGTATATGCGTTAGATGATAAGCTTCGCCGAATGGCACGCAACGCGCTTGCGGCAGCAAGAAGCGAGCTCCGTATTAACTCTCCATCTAAAGAGTTCAGAGACAAAGTCGGCAAACCTATTACGGAGGGTGTTGTGGTTGGCGTTGACTCCACGGCAAATGATGCCGTTAAGTCTGTTAAAAACATGGCTCGTTCTGTTGCAAACGCAGCGACAATCAAGAAAGTACAGTCTCAATTTGAGTACGGTGCATCCCTCGTCACTCGCCCCTCCCCCAACACCCCATCCGCCCTGCTTCAAGCAGCGACAGCGGCGGTGCCTAGAGGGGTTGCAACCCGCGAGGTTTACCAGGTGGAGATCCCGCTGGTCATCAATGGCAAGGAACTCTACCGCGCTACATTCAACGACCTGCGAGCGGCACTGAACGGAAACGCCCGCCGGACCGCGAAATCGTCTCTGATCTAAGGGGGGTGCGTGCATGAAAGCAAAACTTGTGCTTAACGGCACCGACATCTCCGGCTATCTGGCGGAGAGCGGAATCGCGCAATCTCCCATCTACCGGCAGGAGAGCAGCGTGGTCACCATGGATGGCATCGAGCACCGTAGTAACATCCGAAAAGTGCAGCTCGACGTGGAGTTCGCCCGGATGCGGGCGGAAAACGCCTATGCTATCGCCGACCTTATTACCCAGCCATCCACGGTGACCTACCTGGACTTGGACGGCACAGAAAAAACCAAAGTGTTCTGGGTGGAGGGACCGGAGATGACCCAGGAGAAGGTGGAATCTGGGATCACCTGGGTGGAGGGCGGTTCCATGACTCTGGTAGAGAGGTGATACCATGCACACGACCAGCGACCTTTACAACCAGATTTTTTCCGATCCAGGTCACTGGACAGAGCTGAAATTGGACATCGCCGGGCAGGAGTATACCCAGCAAAACATTGTCTCCCTGTCCATCTCCGGCGGGCTGTTCGACACCCCAGGGATTGGGAACGTAAACGCCCGGCAGATCGACATGGAGATCGTTCCAATCGGAACCATTCCGAGGCAAGCGCAAATTCAGGTTTTCGTCCGGGTGTGCGTCGGTGAGCAGGCCAGCGAATGGATCCCAAAGGGCGTGTTCTTTTTCTCCACGCGGGAACTGGATAAGGTATCCGGCATCCTAACGGTAACTGGCTACGACGCTATGCTCAAGGCAGAAAACGTCTGGCTCAACGAGGATTATGTGTATGATAACTGGCCCATGCCCCAGGAAACCGCTGTGGCGGACATTGCCCAACGCATGGGTGTTTCTGTGGATCCCCGCACGGTTCTCTCCGACGATTTCCCCGTTGAGTATCCTGTGGACGAAGAAGGGGACCTCACCATGCGGGAGGCGCTGTCCTTCATCGCCGTTTCCGACGCGGGCAACTGGATCATCACCGACGAAGGAAAGCTGCGATTGATCCGGTTTGGAGATATCCCGGAACAAGCGGGGTACCTGGTGACGGAGTATGGCCAGCCCATCCAGTTTGCGGGGGAGGTGTTGATCCTTGTCTGATTCTATTTTTCTGGGGTCACGAGCGGGAAGCCTGGATATCGGGGACATCCCGTCCAACATCTCTCGCGTGAATCTCAGTGTAGACAGCGAAACCTATTACACCGCAGGGAATGACACGGGGAGAACGCTGGAGGTCACCTGCGCCTGGGCGTCCCAGGCTATGGCAAACTCCATTCTTTCCGCTGTGCAGAATGTGGAGTACCAGCCATACACCGCGGGGGAGGCCCTGATGGACCCGGCGGCGGAGATCGGGGACGGCGTTGTCGTTGGCGGGATCTATTCCGTTGTCGCTAACGAAAACATGTCGTTTTCTCGCCTGTACAATTCCGAGATATCCGCGCCTGACCTGGATGAGGTGGACGACGAGTATCCCTATGAATCCTTGGAGCGTCGGCAGTACGACCGGGAGTTGGCCAGAACTCGGTCCATGATATCCAAGTCCGCCAGCGAAATCCTCCTACAAGTAGAGGGTATCGCAGAGGATTTGGAGGGACAGATATCCAGCATCTCCGTCAAGGTAGACTCAATAACCCTAGATGTATCCAACGGTCCTACGTCTTCCACGATATCTCTCAAGGCCGGAAACGTGACCATTTCCAGCAAAACCATTCAGATGGACGGCCTCGTTACATTTACCGGCTTGTCCTCCGGTACAACTACCATCAATGGGGCCTGTATCAAAACTGGACAGATTGACGCGGACCGCCTGAATCTCACGGGGGCCATTACATTTTCCGACTTGTCTAGCTCTGTTCAAGGGGATATCAACGACGCGCAGAGCACGGCAAACAGCGCGTACAGCTTGGCCAACGCAGCAAATAACACTGCCAATAACGCAGAGGAAAAAGTAGAGGCTTGGAGCTACCGGGGCACCACATACATTGACGGCTCAAAAATCCAAACCGGCACCGTGGAGGCATCCATACTGCGCGGCGGTACGGTGGAACTGTTGGCGTCGGGAGGGAGCACGGTGGGCTCCATCGAAATCACATCCACGACCACCGGCGTCGGTCTGGAATTCGTTACGAACCGTGGCGGTATGCGCATGACATCTGCCGGTAACTGGTGGGTGGATACCACAAACTGCTCGTTTGGCACAACGTCCACTGGCCGTTTTTCGTTCAGTAACTCCCCGACGCCCAGTTCCGATGGGTCTGTAACCCTCGGTCGCAGCACCATTCGGTGGGGCGATGTGTACTCCCAAAACGCCACCATAAACACATCTGACGCAAATTTCAAAAAGGATGTGGAATATGGGCTGGAAAGATTCCTTCCTGTGTTCGACGCGCTGCGCCCGGTTTCGTTCAAATTCATCGACGGGCAAAGCGACCGTACCCACATGGGTATTATTGCGCAAGACCTGGAAGAAACGCTGGCATCACTGAACATCCCAACGAGGGACTTCGCGGCGTTTATTAAATCCTGGGGAATCGATGAAGAAACCAAAGAGAGTGGATATCGCTACGCAATCCGCTACGGAGAATTTATCCCTTTGCTGATCTACCAGGTACAAAAAATAAAGGAAGCCCTAAAGGACAAAGGAGTGATTTCTTGACTATGACGAAGGTGCAGGAATATTTAGACCAGGCGTTTAAATACATCTCCGCCATTCCCGTATCTGGGGAACAGGTGGAGATCATGGCGCGAGCTAGGGAATTGCTCCGGATGGCCTATGCTGAGGCTGGGAAGGACGCAGCGGAGGTGAAACAGGATGGCTAATGTACCGAAGGCGATTACCGATCTGCCGGTAGCCTCTGCTATGGGGGACGATGATCTGCTCGTTGTCTCCCAAAATGCAACCACATCCAGCATCAAAGGGGGGCTTATCAAGGGGTACGCCCAAAATGCAGTTGCGTCTCAGGTAACAGCAGCCCAGACCGCAGCAACCCAGGCCAGCCAATCCGCCACCCAGGCGGAGGCAGCCAGACAGGGCGCAGCGGCGGCACAAACCGCGGCGGAAAATGCACAGGACGCAGCGGAAACGGCGAGGGACCAATCCGTTGCCGCCGCCGGCACCATCGGCGACTCTGTGGAGCAGGCGCAGACAGCGGCGGGGCAGGCATCCAGTGCTAAAGATGCCGCTGTTGCTGCCCAGACCGCCGCAGAGACCGCGAAAACGGCAGCCGAAACAGCCAGCGGACAGGCTAAAACAGCAGCCACCCAGGCCGCTGGGAGTGCTACTGCTGCACAAACAGCTGCGACCCAGGCAGGCGACGCAAAGACAGATGCCGAGACCGCCCGCAATGAGGCGGAGACATCCGCGTCCTCCGCTGCGAATTCCGCCTCCGATGCCGAGAGCGCGGCCGCAGAGGCAGAGCAGGCGAAGACCTACATCGAAAATATGGACATGGAAGGGGAGACGCTCCCGGCGGGGTCCTCCGTTACCGTGACCAAAACCACCTCTCCCGAGGGGAACTTGCTGTTTGTGATTGGAGTACCTCAGGGGATCCAGGGCGACAAGGGCGACACCGGTGAAACTGGCGCAACAGGACCCCAGGGTGTGAGCGTCACCAACGCAACCGTAAACGAGGACGGCGACCTGGTTATCACCCTCTCTGCCGGGGATCCCATCAACGCTGGGTCTGTCATTGGCCCCCAGGGCATCCAGGGTGAGGTTGGCCCCACCGGCGCGAGTGTGGACCGTATCGAGCGCACGTCCGGCACCGGCGCACCTGGCACCACGGATACCTATACCGTATACCTCACCGACGGGCAGACCGGCGGCACATTCCAGGTCTATAACGGCCAGAACGGGACAGGTACAGGCGATTTCATGGCGTCCGGTATCGTCCCGATGACCGGGAACCTACAGATGGGGAGCAACCGAATTACGGGGCTTGCCGACGGCACAGCTGATACGGATGCCGTCACGGTATCGCAGATGCGAGCGGAAATAGCGGAACTCAAGGCAGAAATCATGGCGATGAATCTATTCATTGTCCAAAGCGAGGGAGGCTCTACCTAATGTTCAAATTGTTCGCGAAGAAAAATGTCCTGGAAATCCTCCAGAAAGAGTTGGTAACCTCCGGGTCTGTCAATGTCTATCCCGTCCAGTTTGTCTTTGACAGCGAGTGGAACGGCCTGCAACGGACTGCCGTGTTTTGGGCTGGTAACTATCGTGTCTCCGTTCTGCTGGACAGCACAGGCATGTGTACTATCCCGTGGGAGGTCATGCAGACCAAAGGGCGGTACCTCTATGCCGGAGTATACGGGACGAAAGACGGAGAGATTGTCCTTCCGACCATGTCCGCAAATCTTGGGCAAATCTATCAGGGCACGGAGCCTGGAGAGAGCGCCCAACCTCCCACTCCGTCTGTCTATGAGCAGTTGCTTGCCGATATCGGCAATCTCGATGAATTAGACACACAGACTAAGGCGTCACTGGTTGCAGCTATCAACGAGGTATATGCGACTGGAGGCGGCGGAGGCGGTGCCCCCGGAAAAGACGGCGGATACTACACGCCAAGCGTGGACGCATCCGGGGCCCTGACCTGGACGCCCAGCGAAAGCGATATGCCGCAGGTCCCGAGCTCCAATATTCAAGGGCCGCCCGGGAAGGACGGCACGCCCGGAGAGAATGGGGCGACATTTACCCCGTCTGTTTCCACGGATGGAGACCTGAGCTGGACGAACGATGGCGGACTCCCAAATCCGGATCCGGTCAACATTAAGGGAGAACCCGGCGAGGGGATCCCCGAGATAACCGATCAGGACAACGGGAAGGTACTTGGGGCACTTGGCGGGGTTGCTGTATGGGTTGACGGTGGCGGAGCACCTAGCGAGATCACCACGGATGACGTCACTATGGCAGAGGATATAACTCTGGCAGGGAACTATACGCAGGTCGGCAACTGGACGAAGGCCCAGAACGGGACGGCGGAAAAAGCTGTGAAGGGAATGACCCTCACTGCCGTGTTGAAAGACATGCTTACAGCTACTCTCCAACCGACGATCACCGCGCAGCCATCAATCTCTGGGCTTGCGCTGACCGGCGCCGGGGCCGTTGAGGCGGGCACAAGATTGCCGTCCGTGAGCTACACAGCCGCATCGCTCAGTCCAGGTAGTTATCAGTACGGTCCCGAGACCGGCGTTAGTGTTACATCCTGGACGTTAACCAGAGTGACCAACCTGGGCAACACGCAAGTAGTGAGTGTGCAGACCCAGCAGCTTCCGGCGGGATCCGACAACAACGACGGAAACGGATTCGTTATCGGCGACGTCGGAGGGGATGGCGTGGTATCTTCTCTGCGCTACCAGGTAACTGCCGATCATACAGCTGGTGTTACCGCACACGATAACCTCGGTGGAGACAGCAACCCGCCAGTCGCAATACAGGCTGGGACGAAGTCCAAGCAGACGTCTGCCTACTCCCCGTATCGCAACTATTTCTACGGCGCAACCCAGAACAAGCCCACCTTGGACAGCGCATACATTCGCGGCCTCACCAAGAGCAACAGGGCATACCAAGCTGGAGCGATCACGATAAACGTCCCCGCCGGAGTGCAAAGAGTCGCCATCGCTTGCGTTGCTACAGCCGCCGGCGTGACCCGTGTTATCAACGAGACGGCCCTCAACGCAGACGTGACCAGCACATTCATCAAGAGCACGATCCAGGTTGATGGCGCAGGCGGATATACCGCGATAGATTACAATGTCTGGGTCTTTGAGCCTGCCGTTCCGTATGAAAGCGCGGCGGTCCTAAAAGTAACGCTTGGTTGAGGAGGGTAGATCATGGCAGTAAATCTTGACAGCTTCCCATTTATGGAGTTCCCTCTCAGCATTTCCAGGCAGGATGGATTTCCTCTCGACCGATACTCCAAGTTTGACTCGTTCGAGGCGGCACAAGCTTATGCCCGAACAAGTCCGCTTGCGTATGTTTCACAAATCATCGGCGTGGTCGAGAACGGGAGTGCCTCCGCTTATATGATTTCGGACACATCCGGGACGTTGACTCTGCTTTCGGGTGGAGGCGGAGGGACCGGTAACGTATCGTCCCCCGAAATCTCGACCATCCGTGTCATGGACCAAGCAGACTATGCAGATCTGGATAATCCGGACGAAAACACGTTGTATCTGCTGAGGGGGTGAGGTAGGTGGTCTACAATGGCAAGGATCCGATCACCTCCCTCATGGTCGGGCAGATGGGAATCAAGACCGCAAAGGTCGGCAGCACGACCATCTACAACCGCCCCGGAAGCTACGTATACATCAAACTCGAAAAATCAAAGAACAAAGAAGACTGAGTAACATGGCATCTTATTTCAACCTTACCCTGGACACCACCGCCCCTTCTGGCCTGTCCATCACTCTGAATGACAGCGACATTTACACCACCACCACTGCCGTCACCCTGGCCGTATCTCTGAGCGACGAAGATACCAACGGCTACCAGATGAAAGTTTGGGGCACCGCAGGCGTCGCCGAAGAAAATGCCGCCACTTGGGAGACCTATCAGAAGTCCAGCTCCATTACCCTGCCCACTGGTGATGGCCTCAAGACGGTCTATGTCAAGGTTCGCGATGCTGTTGGCAACGAAACCACCGCTGCCTCTGACACCATCACTCTGGACACCTCCGTGCCCACCGTCTCTGTCACCGGCCCCGACAAGTCCGTCATTTCCGAGGTTAAAGGCTTCGACACCGCAATCATCAACTTCATGTCCGACGTGGCCTTCGAGGAGTACAAGGTATGCGTTGTCGCTTCCTCCTCTGCCACCCAGGCCGACGGCACTGTCATCCCCACCACCGCCGGGTCCACCAACACCAGCGGGTCTGAGGGTGGCTATGAGGCCGACACCAACATCCAGGTTACCATCAAGGGCACCGATCTGGAGACTGCTTCCTCCGGCGATGGCGTCAAGATCGTTAAGGTCTTCGTCCGCAACGCCGCCGGTACCTGGAGCGTGGCCTGATGTCCGCCCCGAATCTGGACTTCTCCGTTTCCGGGACACAAATCTCGGATGAGTCCGGGTTCAACTACATCTCCGTCACCTTCTCCGCTGACGCGCCGTACCAGGCATTTGAGTGCCGTGCGACCAAGCTCGGAGAGGATTGGGGTCTGGGAAAGGGCGTCCTTGTGGCGTCCTTCTCCCAGACCCCGGCGGGGACGTCCCGGACGTTTGAGGTTTACGATGCAGACCTCGTTAATGGAGACGGAGACTATCGCATCTCCCTCTACGCACAGGGAATGGACGGCAGTTGGAATGACAACTGGGGATTCATTCCGAGCGGACAGACAGACACAATGCTGACAGCCGATGGGCTGGAATATCTCGTAATGAGGTGATTACATGGCATATAACAGTGCATATACCGGCCCTCAGGTTGACGCAGCCGTCGGGGCCGTACAGAACAAAGAATCCACATGGGACGGAAAGCAGGACAAACTGACCGGTCAGTCCGGGCAAGTGGTGGGGTTCGACGAAGAGGGCAATGCCGTTGCCCAGACTCCGCCCGAGACAGGCGATGTTAAGGCGGACGGCTCCGTCCCCATGACCGGCGACCTCAACATGGGTGGTCACCGTATTACCAATGTCAGTGCGCCCACCCAGCCGACCGACGCCGTGCGCCAGTCCGACCTTAAAACCGTATCTGACGAGGTAGATGGTATCATCTCCGGCGCCACACCAATCATCCTCCCTCCCGCAACCATCACCAAAATCGGCGGTGTCAAAATCGGAGAGGGTGTGGAAGTAGCCGAGGATGGCACCATTAGCGTTACGCCCGGCCTCACCCAAGAGCAAGCGGATGAAAGGTATTTGCAGTTGACGGGGGGGACGATAGAAGTCGATGCGCCTTCGACAGCATTAACGCTGAAAAATACACACTCGACTGGGGCTGTCTCAGATGTCAACAGATCCCCATATTTAAATTTTGAAACTGGTAATGGGAAAGTTGTCAAAGAAAACGTGGAATATGATGCAGGGTACGCAACAGTAAGCTTCTATGATGTCGAAAATGATGATTTTGTTATGATATCCGGACTTTTAGATCCCGTTTACAATGCCGACGCCGCCAACAAAGCCTACGTCGATTCCAAGGCCCCCACCTCCGTCGCCGTCACCCTCACCACTTCCGGCTGGTCCTCCAACACCCAGACCGTCACAGTCTCCGGTGTGGTTGCGTCTGAGACCGCCCAACTCATTACGCCAACACCCGCTATTGCATCTCAGTCTGCGTATTATGAGGCCGGGATCATGTGTACTGGGCAGGCTGCAAACAGTTTGACATTTACCTGTCAGACTGTGCCTACAAGTAATCTGACCGTGTATGTCGTTATACAACCGCTGAGTTAAGGAGGTGCGTTATGATTCAGAATCCTAGTGTTGTGGGGAGCGGGAGTGTGGAAACAGCAACGATACAGGTGGATGTAAACAGGACCTCAACCCCTAAGTATGGTATTTATTACATCTCTCCGGATGGCACTTCATCCTTTAAAGATTTTACAACCGCCCCTTTTTCGATACAGGTTAAAAACGGTTCCTTTGTTTTACCTGTTGCGCCTTTTGATATGTATCAAGACTATTTGAGCGGCGGATTGTCTGTAATACAAGGCACTGAAGCTTATATTGATGCCTATACACAGTACCTAATTTACGTTTATGGTAACGGAGCCATAAGCGGGCCTACCTGATTTAACACCCCATGGACCACATCATGTATCTACTCGGCGTTGTGTTTGGCAGCTCCGGCCTATCCGCCATTATTGTGGCAATCCTGAACCACAGGTGGGCCGTGAAGAAGGGGACAAGCACAAAATTGGATGCCCTTCTGGAGGCGCAAAAAGTGCTCATGATTGATCGGGTGCGGTATCTCGGCGAGTGCTACATCATCCGAGGGCACATCACTCTGGACGAGAAGGAAAATTTGGTTGAAATGTACCAAGCGTACAAAAATCTTGGGGGGAACGGGCATCTCAAAACCGTTATGGAGGAGATAGACCGGCTCCCAATGCACGGAGAGGAAGTGAAGAAATGAGCGAAAAGTGGAAAACATGGTGGCGCGCTGCAGGTGTCCGAGCCATCAAAACCTGCGCACAGGCTGCGGTGGCGGCAATCGGGGCGTCTGCGGTACTGTCGGATGTCAACTGGATTACCGTGGTTTCTACCGCTGTGCTGGCTGGCGTGCTGTCGCTGTTAACATCCGTGGCAGGGCTGCCGGAGGTGAAACAGGAGGTGAGTACTGGTGAGTAATAGTAAGCTAGTTGCATACACGAAATTGTCCCCCCACTGCACGAAGCCCAGACAGGATAAGATCAAGGGCATCTCTATCCACACTATGGCCGGGCCTGGCAGTGTGGAGGGATGTGGGCAGGTATTCCAAACCTCCGAAGCCTCCAGTCATTACGGCATCGGCCCCGACGGACGGATTGGGCAGTATGTCCTGGAAGAGAACCGTGCCTGGTGTTGCTCCCACAGGGTGGACCACGAGGTGGTCACCATCGAGGTATCCAGTATCCAGGCCTACAAAGAGCCCTACGAGTGTACGGCTGCCGCCTTTGAGAGCCTGATCGACCTCTGCGTGGACATCTGCCAGCGAAATGGCATCAAGAAATTGATCTGGAAGGAAGGCAAGCAGTATTGCCCGGCTTTCACGGGAAACTGGGCGGTGTGCAATATGGTGCCCCACCGGTACACCACGGACAAGGGAAAAAGTTGTCCGGGGAACTACTTATTCGGGAAATATGGTGAAATCGCAGAGCGCGTGAACGCTCGCCTGAAAGGAGAAGATGAGGATATGGATATCAACAAACTGCTGGCAGAGATGACCAACGAACAGGCCTACGAGCTGGTAAAGAAGGCCGAGATCCATGCTGCGACCCTGCCGGATGATGACTGGTCCAAGGAGGAAGGTTGGTGGGAGAAGGCCCAAGAGGCCGGCGTCTCCGATGGCACTTCCCCCGTACGCCACATGAAGCGCAACGAGGTTATGGCTATTCTCGGCAGACTGGGGTTACTCAAATGATCATCCACAATCCGGACAACATCCCGGAGGAAATCGTTCGGGCAGCCATCGCCATGATGGAGCAGGAAGAAGGCCGCAAGGTCGTGGAAATCTCCATCCGCAGTACAGGCACCCCCGATGAGTACGGCATCACACCCGTATTCGAGAGAGTACCTTTCCAGCGCATCCGCCGAATCACCGGTTACTTGGTAGGAGACCTGGGCCGGTTCAACGATGCCAAGCGGGCAGAGGTGGAGGACCGCGTAAAACACACAACCTGACACAAAGCCCCCGACTGAGATATCACTCAGATCGGGGGTTTTCTTTTTGTGCAAGTGGGCTAAAATTAGCCCATTATTTTTGGGCACTTTGCGAATTGAAAATAGGCTAAAATTAGCCTATAATATAGACAAGATCAAGGGGGAGAACCCCAGGAGGAAAGCGCAATGAAGAAGTACAACATGCACGAGATTATGACCAACGCCTGGAACATCCGCCGCGCCAACAACGTCAGCATGAGCACCGCGCTGCGCGCCGCCTGGGCCCTGGCCAAGGCCGTCAACACCGCCGAAGATGTCGCCGCTGGCATCGACTGGAACACCAAGGTCCGCGTGAATGACTGGAACAAGGCCGGCAAGAGCCGCACCTATGTTGAGGTCGCCGTCTACACCAACGCTTGGAGCCGCAAGCGCACCGAGAAGATCGGGTACGTTGACAACATGACCGGCGAGTTCGTCGCCGCTTGAAGGGGAAGGAGAGAGTAACATGGGAATCCATGAGATAATGGGTAGGAAGCACACAATCCAAATTCTTGACGTACTTGACGCCCTAAAGGCAGACTGGATGAAGGTAGAGCAGTTCTATGAGGCTGAATTGGCGCGCGGAGCGAAAAACATCCTCACCGGGCAGCCTCTAACGGAAGAGCAGGCAGCTGATGAACTTTGGTCTTACCTTCACCGGATGGCCAAACTCCACTGGCTGCGATCTATCACAAGGGAGCAGGCGGAGATCATGGAGGCCACCGTGGGACGCACCATGTTTGGGCGCATCGTAATCTGCCAGGGGGTGGATTTCCCCGCATATACGCTGACGCAGGATTGGGACTACGCAAACAAGGAGGTAACCTATGAATGACAACTACAACCCCAGACAGGGACTCGTGGAGATGCTGATCGACGAATGGATCGCCAACAATCCGGAGGAATTCGCCCCCGGCGGAGAGTTCGAGGGGGTGGCCCTGGAGGATGGTGCCCAGTACGATCCGTACTTGGATGACTTCGTCGTGGTCGGCAGAAAAGGAAGCCTCATAGCAATTTTCCGACTTTCCGGGGACAACGAGATCATCGTGGAAGGTGATTACGAATGATCACCTTGAAGGAAGCTCGTATCGAGCGGGGACTAACCCAGATGAAGCTAGCCGATCTCTCCGGGGTGAATATTCGGCAGATACGCAGAGTTGAGCTCGGAACGAGCGATGCCGGCAACATGAGCGCAAGAAACCTGCTGGCTATCGCGGATGTGTTAGGCGTGGATCCGCGTTCTCTGCTTGACAAACCGGACAAAGAGTAAAAGAGGCCCCAGAGGGCCTCTTTTCCGTGTATGCAATAGGTATGCAATAACCAAATTTTTCGAAAATCAATTTGAAAAAGAGAGCAACAAAAAAGTTCCAAAAACCACCTGTTTAGGTTAGTTTTCGGAACTTTTGGTCCGAGTGTTGAGATTCGAACTCAAGGCCTCTTGAACCCCATTCACACCAAACCCCTTGAGCCTCAATAGTTTGCGGCTCTATTGTGTGCAATTTGTATGCAGTAGGACAAATTCAAAGGGCGTCGGTTATTTTGCGGAGATCCTCCAAATCAACGTCTTGGTAGTGCCGCAGCATCCCCTCCGATGTGTGCCCGATCAGTTCCAGTTTGTCCTTATCTGCGCCCTTCACCCGCTTTAGCAGGGTAGCAAATGTGTGGCGGCAGGAGTGCGGAGTGTACCGGTGATACCCAAATTCATTCACTGGATTTTCCATTCCGATTGCATCCAGGACGGAGTAGAACAACTCGCGATATTCTGCGATCGGCATCTCGCCTCCATCCTGGCGGCAGAAGATCGGCCCTCCAATTTTGTTGTCGGTGAGGCGGTCAATAATTGGCTGGATTTTCGGGGAGATGGTTACAACCCTGTTTTTCCCGGCGGAGGTTTTCATTCCCCACCGGAACACCTTTTCCTTTCGGTCGTATTGCGAGGCATCTAGGGTGAGCAATTCGGACGGGCGATATCCCAGATAGCATTGACACAAAACGTAGTCTGCACCAGGTACGGTATCTTGTGCCCTCTCTAAGGCCTCTACAGCGCTCTCAGGCAGGCCTTCCCTCGGGCCGGTATCCGTACCCCCTACACGCAAGTACTCGCCCAGGTTGAGCCGCGCAAGGCCACGTGGGATAGCGTACTTGTAGATCAGCCCACAGACGGCCTTCATATTCTGCTGCGTCCGCTTCCCTTTTGGACAATCGTCCATGCAATCCTGTAAATCCTCTATGGTGATGTAGTCCAGTTTATACCCCCAAACCGGCTTAAACCATTTCATTGCCGCCTGGTAGCAGCCCATCGTGGACGC